GCAACCTGTGATGGTCGTGATTGCAACTCCTCAACCTCTGCGATGTCAAGAGGCATACCAGTGTGCACCATCTCGGGTGGTACAAGGTGATCAATAAACTCTTCCGCGTAACGTTGGTAAACGCGGGGCCATGTCATTACCTCATTCTTTACGGCTAGGATACGATGTTCCACACATGAAGTATCGTTGTTATAGGATCGAACCGGGACAACGTTGCCGGAACTTGTCAAACAAGGACCAACAATACGCGCCATGGGTTCACCATCTTCACAAGTGTGAGGTCCTAGTGTCTGATAGTGGATGCTCGACTCGGTGATATGGGGTCGCACCCGACCTGTGTCAGACAAAATTGGATGCATGCGCAAAGACTCACGCAGCAAAGGTAATAGTTCAAACAACTGAGGCGCCTTCACTCGCGCTTCATCCTCATGCCCACTCTCTCGCATGATACGCTCGACATCTGCGCATGTCGGTTCGGTCTTCTTAGTGCTGAGTCGTATGTTAATCGCGACTATGACCTCTTCCCTGACGTTGACACAGCAGTGTCGGCCTGGTACGCCAACACTAACCATTGGTATATTGGTATCGTGATACCGATTGATATTCATCGGACCACGTTGGAACTGACGACGTTCCAGCCGCTTGCCGGGCAAAAACCATCCCAATGGGCCCCACACACGACGTATGGGGAACATGCCGATCAACCGCCGGTCCGGATCAAGAGTCTTGATCGACTCAACCAGATAGACGCATGACCCCAACCAATCATCGATAACCAGATGATCTGAGTCATAATCCCACAGCTCGTGGGTATAAGCCGCTCCACCATTCACTTTGGCGACGACCCTATTATCCTCGATGGTGAAACTGCCATCCACGATCTCTCCCGCAACATGCGTTGGAACAAAAGAATACAATATCATTGGTAACATTTTACTGGCATAATACGGCACAGTAGTCCCATAGTAATCTGTATCCATAAACTTCAGCGCATGGTCGGGTCGGATAGCATCGTCTCTAACGTCAATACACAAATCTTTACTAAAATAGTAGAAACGAGTCCCACTATTACCCGATATGATATCCCGACTTGACATGGATATCGAATATGGGGTCAATCCACCACGGCGAATGTAATCATCCATGGCGTTGTTAGCAAGCGTCCGATCGGTGGACGAATCAGGGTGGGAATGTTGAACACTCCTATTCCCATGATCATTTATCGTGATCTTACGAAAATCATCGCGCATGATGTTGGCACGATGAGCGCTAGAGCATGTCACAATTAAACGTGACATCAGATAAGGGCCGACTCTTGTGCGAATTGTTAGCACAATGGAGTGGCGACTGGCATAGATAATAATACCAGTCACGGTAGCAAGAGTTGTCTTCGGGTGGTTGGCATACCAGCCAGCACCACCAAGGGCTACACGTCTAACGCTACGCGCGGTGGTTCCCACAGTCCAGTGGGTTCCTGCGCAAAGCTGCTTCGTTATGGCACTAATAACGGCATCCATTTTCTACTGTCCAGTAAGATTAGGGTAA